CGGGTTCGACTCGACCGCGCTCGCCGAGCTGCTCGCGTTGCATATCGCGCCGGCCGCGAAATATCCGATCGTCTGGTTTGGCCTCGGAGGGGCCTCGATCGTCCTCGGGGACGTGACCGAGGCCGCGTTGTTCGTCGGGGCCGCTTGCGACGCTTTCACCCGCGTCCGCTCGCTCGTAAACGCGAAAAAGGCCGAGATCCTCGCCGCCAAAAACCGAGCGGAACTCGCCGCGATCGAGTCGATCGATCTCGGGTCCGGTTGACAGCCTGTTTTTTTTGTGACGGACTCGGCGAAACATGGCGACGAACGAACAAACAGAAACCAAGCGGATCGGCGCGCTCAACCTCCGAGCCGAGATCGCTCCCGACTCGATCGATGTGGAGGCTCGCAAGTTCGAGATCGTATGGACGACCGGCGCGCGGGTTCGACGTGAAACGTATTTCGACGGACCCTACGACGAGGAATTGAGCCTCGAGGCCGACCACGTTCGGATGGCGCGACTCGTTTCGGGGTCGACTCCGTTCGTCGACTCTCACCGATCCTATGCGACCGACAACGTCCTCGGCGTGATCGAGTCGGCGTCGCTGAACAACAAGCGCGGGACGGCGGTCGTCCGCTTCCCGAGCGCCGGCGTTGACAAGCGCGCGGACGGCGTGTTCACGAAGATCGCCGAGCGAATCCTTCAAAATGTGTCCGTCGGATATCGCGTCTACAAATACGAGCGAACCGAGGAACGCGGACAGATCCCGATCTTGCGCGCGCTTGATTGGGAACCGATGGAGGTTTCGATCGTTCCGATCGGGGCCGACGCCGGCGCGACAGTTCGATCCGACGCGACCTCGACGGTCGATGGCAACGCTTGCGTCATTGTGACGAGAAAACTACAGGAGAAAAAGATGGAACCGAAGATCACCGACGAAAACAAGGCAAACGAGAACACCGAGACGATCGCGATCGCTCAGCGCGACGCCGTGAGCGCCGAGCGCGCTCGCGCCGGCGAAATTCAGCGTTTCGGGGCCGCGTTCGGAGTCGATCCGACCCTCACCGCTCGACACGTTGCCGAGGGGACGACCGTCGAGGAGTTCCGCAAGGTCGCGACCGACGAGCGGGAAAAGGCTCACGTTCCGGCCGTCCGTGATCACGGCTCGCGCGTCGAGATCACCGACGACGCTCGCGACAAGTTCGTCCGCGGCGCGGGGGCCTGGCTTTTGCAGCGCGCCGGCGTCGCGCCGATCGTCGCGAAGGCCGCAAGCTCGGCCGGCGAGAAGGCCGAGCTCGATCCCGGCGAGTTCCGCGGGTTGACGCTGCTCGACCTCGCTCGTCGTTGTCTTGAGGACGCCGGCGTGAATTGTCGCGGCATGGATCGCCAAAACCTGATCGGTTTGGCTCTCACTCACCGCGGATCGGGATACTCGACGACCTCGAATTTCCCCGTGTTGCTCGAAACGGCGATGCACAAAACCCTCCTGTCGGCGTACGCAACGACGCCCGATTCCTGGTCGCGCTTTTGCGCTGTCGGATCCGTGTCGGATTTCCGTCCGCACAACCGCTACCGTCAGGGAACGTTCGGCCGGTTGCAGACTGTCAACGAGCACGGCGAGTTCAAAAATCAGGAGATCCCCGACGGCTCGAAAGAGTCGATCTCGGCGATCACGAAGGGGAACATCATCGGTTTGACCCGACAGGCGATCATCAACGACGATATGGGCGCGTTCTCGCAGCTCGCGACCATGTTCGGCCGAGCTGCTCGCTTGTCGGTCGAATCGGACGTCTACGACCTGCTCAAGCTGAACGGCGGCCTCGGTCCCGTTATGTCCGACGGTAATACGTTGTTCCATGCGTCGCACAACAACATCGGCGCGGGCGCTGCGCTCACCGTCGACAGCATTGACGCCGATCGCGTCGTGATGGCTACGCAGATGGACCCGGCCGGGAACGAGTTCCTCGACCTCCGTCCGGCGATCTTGGCTCTCCCGATCGGCCTGGGCGGCAAGGCGCGCGTCCTGAACGCGAGCGAGTTCGATCCCGACTACACGGGGACTTTCCAGTCGCCGAACAAGGTCGTCGGCCTCTATTCCGAGATCGTCGACACGCCTCGACTGTCCGGGACGCGCCGATACTCGTTCGCGTCGCCGTCGGTCGCTCCGACTCTCGAGGTCGCGTTCCTCGACGGGATGCAAAATCCGGCGCTCGAAGTTCAAAACGGATGGCGGATCGACGGCGTCGAGTGGAAGGTGCGCCTCGACTACGGCGTCGCCGCGATCGATTACCGCGGAGCGGTCACGAACGCCGGCGTGTAATACGCAACGGCCAAGCCAAAACGAAACACGAAACCCAAAAACGAAACTTTTTCAAAGGAACTCAACATGAGCGCGAATTACATTCAACCGGGCGACGTTGTCACTCTGACGGCACCCGCCGGCGGCGTCGTCGCCGGTCAAATTTACCTGATCGGCGGCCTCGCGGTCGTTGCGACGACGACGGTCGCCGCGACCTTCCCGTTCGAGGCGCGGACGGTCGGCGTCCACAAGGTCGCAAAGCTCGCCGGCTCGGCGTGGACCGAGGGCGAGAAAATCAGCCTCAACGTCGGGACCGGTGTTTGCCAGGATACGCCGATCGCCGGCGCGTTCGTGGGGAACGCGGTCGCCGCGGCTCTCGCGGGCGACGAAGTCGGTTATATCCGACTCACCGGATCAGGGGCCGCCTAACCCGTGGCGTTCGCCGACACGTTGGCCGCGGTCGATCGCGCCGTCCAAGATCACCTTGGATCGGTCGAGATCGTCTATGCGCCAACTGTCGGTGCTCCCGTCACGGTTCCGGCGATGTTCGATCCGAATTTCGTCCTATCGGATCAAGGGACCGGCGCGGTTGAGCAAGTAACCGCGTCGGTTTTTGTCCTGCTCGCGGATCTCCCGATCGATCCCGAGGACGACGACGCTCCGACGATCACCGTCGCCGGCGTCGATTATGTGATCTGGCAACGTGTCCGCGACCCTGTCGGGCGCGCGATCCGTTTGCTGTTACACCGCAAGGGCGCGTAGCGATGCCGCATCAACGCGAGGTCATACGAAAAAAGATCCGCGATCTGATCGTCGCCGGCGCGACCGTTGCGGGTTCGCGCGTCTACCCGTCGCGCGTGTTACCGTTGCGGGGCCTGGAACTACCGGCGATCGCGGTTTACACTCTCGACGAAACGGTCGCGGGTGAATCCCTGGCGACCGCTCCGCGCGAGCTGACGCGCGATCTTTCGGTCGTGATCGAGGCATGGGTCAAGGCGGGAGCCGTCACCGATCCCAAGGTTGAGCAAGTCGACGACCGGATGGACGCGCTCGCCGAACAGATCGAAAACATCATGCACGGCGATCCGTACCTCGGCGGCGAGGCTGGCGAGTCGATTCTAACTGGCACTGAAACCGAGATCGTCGAGGAAGGCGATCGGACGCTCGGCCTCCTACTCCTATCGTATCGCGTGACGTACCGGACTCTCGCGCCGATCGCTCCCGTTCTCGTCGACGACTTCGAGGCGGTCGGCACTGAACACAACGTGACCGACGCGACCTTCGCAACTATTGACCCGAGCCGTCCCGAGACGGCTCACGACGATTTCGAGGTTCAACCGTGATAAATCGCCTGACAATTCGCCCTGCCGTCCCCGGTTCCGTAATACGCGATCCGCGAACCCGGCGACCGTTGCCGGACGCCGGCGAGAGTGTATCGGACTCGTCGTTCTGGCGTAGACGGTTGCTTGACGGGGATGTCGTTTTAGTGACAGATCATATCAAACCGCCGGCCGCCGAGACGGCCGCCGAAACAATGGAGAACACCGAAAATGCCGAGCTTCAATCAGATCCCGAATAGCCTCCGCGTCCCGTTCGTCGCCGTCGAGTTCGACAACTCGCGCGCGTCGCAGGGTCCGGCCTCGCTCGCGTATCGGATTCTTTTGATCGGTCAAAAGATCGTCGCCGGTACGGCCGGCGCGAACACCTTGCACAAGGTCACGAGCGCCGATCAAGTCGCGACCCTCGCGGGTCGTGGCTCGATGCTCCATCGACAAGCGATCGCGCGTTTTGCAAGCGACGCACAAACCGAAACCTGGATCGGCGTCCTCGCCGACGACGGCGCGGGCGTTCAAGCGAACGGGACGATCACCGTCACGGGTCCGGCAACGGCCGACGGGACGATCTCGCTTTACCTCGGCGGCGTGAAGGTCACGGTCGCCGTCGCGAATGGCGACACGGCGACCGCGATCGCGACCGCGATCGCCGATGCGATCAACGCGAACGCCGATCTCCCGGTCACGGCCGCGGCCGCGCTCGCTGTCGTGACGGTCACGTTCCGACACCGGGGACTCGTCGGGAACTCGTACGACGTTCGTCACTCGTTCGTCGACGGCGAGGCTCTCCCGAGCGGCGTCGGCCTGGCGATCGTCGCAATGGCGAGCGGGACGACCGCGCCGGCGCTCGCGACTCTGATCGCTGCAATGGGCGATCAGTGGTTCCATATCATCGCGCACCCGTACACCGACGCGACCTCGCTCGCCTCGCTCGAGGCCGAGCTGTCGAGCCGGTTCGGGCCGATGAGGATGATCGACGGCGTCGCCGTGACCTCGGCCTCGGGGTCACACGGGACACTGACGACGCTCGGCGACTCGCGGAACTCTCAACACTCCGTGATCGTCGCGCAAGATGGGGCCGCGCCTCTCACACCTCCGATGGAGTTCGCGGCCGAGGTCGCCGCCGTGATCGCGCGATATGGCGCGATCGACCCGGCTCGTCCGTTTCAGACTCTCCCGCTCACGAACGCGATCGCCGTGAAAGAGCCGGATCGCTGGACCCTCGACGAACGAAACCTGCTTTTGTTCGAGGGTATCGCAACGACCCGCGTCGGCGCGGGTGACGTTGTGCAGCTCGACCGCATGATCACGACGTATCAGGAGAACGGCGCGGGGTCGCCTGATACGTCCTACCTCGACGTGACGACGCTCCTCACGTTGCAATATCTCCGCTATTCCTGGCGCGTACAGATGCAATCGCGCTACCCGCGACACAAGCTCGCAAACGACGGCGTCCGTTTGGGGCCCGGTCAATTTGTGATGACCCCGAAGCTCGGGAAAGCCGAGGCCGTCGCGTGGTTCAAGTCGATGGAGCTCCTCGGACTCGTCGAGGGTTTCGATCAGTTTAAAGCCGATCTCATTGTCGAGCGTTCCGGGACCGACCCGAATCGCCTCGAGGTTTTGTTGCCGCCCGATCTGATCAATCAACTGATCGTCACCGCGGCACAAATTCAATTCCGCCTGTAATCGACGGGCGAGCGAACCAACTAACCGAACCGAAAACAGTTTTTCAGGAGATCCGAAAATGTCGCAACGACGAGCGGGATTGATTCAAGTGCAGATCAACGGCGAGGTGTACGACGCAAAAGGGAATTGGACGTACAACCTCGGCAAGCCAAAACGCGAGGCGATCGTCGGGGCCGACGGTATCCACGGGTTCAAGGAAACTCCTCAAGTCGCCTTTATTGAAGGCGAGATCACCGACCGCGGGAACCTCGACCTCGCGGCGCTCACCGCGATCGAGGACGCGACGATCACTCTCACGCTCGGGAGTGGGAAAGTCGTCGCGCTCGCCGAGGCGTGGTTCGCCGGCGAGGGAACCGGCAACACCGAGGAGGCGAACGTCGCCGTTCGGTTCGAGGGCAGCTCGGCCGAGGAGATCGTTTAGTCAATGTCGACGACCGTCAAACTCAAAACGCCGATCACGTTCGGGAGTGCAACGATCGGGGAACTCACGTTTCGCCGGCCGAAAGCGAAAGACTTCGCAGGGATCGAACTCAAGATCGGGGACGGCGGTTTGGTTCTCGATTTTTCGTCGATCCTACGGCTCGCCGGCCGCCTATGCGGACAACCGGACGCCGTGATCGGCGAGGTCGACATTGGGGATTTCACCGAGATCACCGAGATCGTGATGGGTTTTATCATGCCTGGCCGGCCGATTGGCGAGACGGGATCGCCGTCTTAGCGTACACCTTCCATTTCCCGCCGTCGGAATTGATGGAGATGGACGCCGAGGCGCTCGCGTTTTGGCTCGACCGGGCAAACTGGATCGCAAAACAAAGGGGATCGTAAATGGCCGGCCTCGGCGGCAAAAAATATCCGCTTTCGATTGTCGTCGGAACCGTCGACAAGGCGACCGCCAAGTTCGAGGCGATCAACAAGTCGATCACCCGGCTGACCGCGCCCGTGCGACGGTTGAACAACCGGCTCGAAGTCCTCAAAAAAGCCTCGGGCGCTGATGCGATGGCCGAGAATTTCGGCGCGGCAAAGGACGCGCTCGGCGGGTTCCTCGGTCCGATCAAAGCCGTTACCGGCGGTTTGCTCGCGGTCGTCGGCGCGGCCGGCCTCGGGACCCATGCCGTGATGGAGTTCGTCGAGGCGCAAGACGCGCTGGGCGAGGGCGCGAAACGTGTCGGCCTCGGGGTAGACGAGTTCGCCTCGTTCACTGGCGCGGCTAAGGCGTTCGGCAACACTCAAGAGGCCGCCGTCGGGTTCCTCGATAAGTTCACGATGAACACGCAAAAGGCGCGGCTCGGGACCGGAGAATTGACCGGGTTCCTAAAGCTCGTCTCGCCGGCGCTGCTCCGACAAGTAAAGGGAACCAAGTCAACGACCGAGGCGCTCTCGCTCATGGCGAACGCGATCGCAAAAGTCACCGACCCGGCAAAGCGGGCGGCGCTCGCGACTGCGGCGTTCGGCGGCGGCGGCGCGAAGCTCGTCGGCCTCCTCGAAAAAGGGGCCGAGGGGCTCGCCGAGTTTCAAAAGGGATGGCTCGATCTCGCGGGATCTCAGGAGGAAAGCGTACGACGCGCCGAGGAGGCCGGCGGCGCGCTCGACGCGCTCGGGGCGGCGTTCCAAGGGATCAAGGCGTCGATCGTGTCCGCGGCCGCGCCGGCAATCAAGGCGATCGGCGAGCGCGTGACGGCGTTCCTCGCGGACAACCGCGAGCGGCTCGCAGCCTGGTTTGAGGCTTTCGGCGAAAAACTACCCGGCGCGATTGAGGAGTTCGGGGTCAAGCTCTCCGTCGTCCTCGGATATTTGAAAAAGGCGTTTGATTTCGTCGGCGGGTTCCAAGGGATCGGGACGATCTTCGCGTCGATCGTCGGCGTAAAAATGGTCTATTCGCTCCTACTCCTCGGGAAAGCGATCACGGCGCTAGGGTTCGGAGGGATGAAGGCGGGGATCGTCGCGCTCTTTAACCCTGTCGGTTTGTTCCTCGTCGCGCTCGCCGCTTTCGCCGCCGCGGTTTATTCGATCGTCCAAAATTGGGAAGAGTTTGAATATGCGGGCCGTGTTGCGCTTGAGGCGATCGGCGAATTGTTCTCGGCCGTATGGGCGGGGATCGTCGAGGCGAGCGACGCCGTTGTCGAGGTCCTCATGGGATCGTGGAACGAGATCGCCGGATTTTTCACCGGAATCTGGGATTCAATCGGGGCCGGCTTTAACGCCGTCGTTGATCAATGGGCCGCGCGGATCGAGGGCGTCGTTCAGCTCGCGCGCGGCGTGACGGATTTCCTCGGGATCACCGACGAGGAGGCGGGACCCGCCGGCGGTCGCGCGACTCCCGTCGCCGGGGCCGTCGGTCGGAACCTACTCGGCGCGGCCGCGGTCCCGATCGCCGGCGGGGATCGGACCGTAACGCAAAACGCCGCGGTTCGGGTCGAGTTCTCAAACCTCCCGCCGGGAGCGCGCGCGACCGCCGATCCGTCGTCGTCGGCTGATCTATCCCTTGACACCGGATATCAGATGGCGATCCCGTAGTAACTAACCATGTGGAAAAACAACCTTCACCGCGTCGTCCTCTCCGACGGTCGAAAACTGATCGCGGCCTCGTTCCGCGGCGTTCCGTTTTTCGTCGCCTCGGCCTCGCGCGAGGGCGGCCGGCGAGTCGTCAAACATGAGTTCCCGTATCGCGACGATCCTCAGGTCGAGGATCTCGGTCGAGTTTCGAGGACGTTCGCGGTCGAGGGTTATGTCGTCGGGGACGACTATGTCGCGCAACGGGACGCGCTGATCTCCGCGATCGAGGACACCTCGGGGCCTGGGGATCTTATTCATCCGTACTATGGGCGACGCCGCGCGATCGCCTCGGGTTTGCGAGTTTCCGAGTCGATACAGGACGGCGGCCTCGCGTCGTTCTCGATCACGTTCGACGACGCTCCCGATACGCAAACGATCCCGGTCGACGCCGTCGACTACGTCGAGCGCGTCAACAACTCCGCGGCGGCCGCTCGAACCGCGAACGCCGACGAGTTCGCCGCTCTGTACGACGCGGCCTCGTTGCCGGGTTTCGCCCTGCAAAGCGCGGCCGACACGTTGACGGGCCTCTCGGACTCGCTCGGGTTCTACGCGACGCCGATCACACTCACGACTCAAGAGGCCGCGAAGCTGACTCAACAAGTCGGCCTCTTGAAGGCGCAAGCGACGACGCTCGTTAGTTCGCCGTCGGATCTGCTCAACGATTGGACGGCCGCGGTCGATACGATGCTGAACACGACGGCGGGATCGCCGCTCGATCTGCTCCGCGCGTGTTTGGATATCCTCGCGACGCCTCCCGTTCAAGCCGTGATCGAAACGACGCCGACGCGCGAGCGCGAGGCGCGGAACAAAGCCACGCTTGAGGCCGCTCTAAACGGCGTCGTGTTGATCGGCGTGACAAAACTCGCGGCCGCGATCCCGTACGAGACGATCGATCAAGCGGTTGAGGTTCGGGGCCTGGTAACGGACGAGATCGATCGACAGCTCGAAACCGCCGGCGATCTGACGTACGAGGCTCTGCTCGACCTCCGCTCGGATTTTTCTACGGCGATCCCGAGCGCCGAGGTTATCGCTCGCGAGGTGAGGATCGAGCGCCGGGTTCCGATCCCGTCGATTGTCCTCGCGTTCAAACTCTACGGCGACACGGCCGAGGAACTCGACGTCGCCGCGCGAAACCGACCGACCCACCCGGCGTTCCTCGTCGGAACATTAAAGGTCTTATCCAGTGGCTGATGTTCGCTTGATCGTCAACGGGACCCGACACGGGGGTTGGAAAACGATCGCGATCTCGCGATCGATTGAGTCGATCTCGGGGACGTTCTCGCTCTCGATTTCGGACAAGTGGCTCGGACAAAATAACCCGTGGCCGATTCTTGAGGAGGACCGCGCGCGCGTCGAGATCGACGGCGATCCCGTGGTCGACGGTTTCGTCGACTCGCGCGAGGTCGAGATCGGCGCGACGAATCGCGATCTGTCGTACAACGGCCGCGACAAGTCCGGCGCGCTCGTCGACAACTCCGTCCTGCTCGACGGCCGGCGTTGGACGTTTCGCAAGCTCGGCGTCGTCGAGATCGCGAAACAACTCGCGACGCCGTTCGGGATCTCCGTCGCGACTCAACCGGGGCTGGTGCTACCCGAGGCCGCGAGGAAAACCGTCGTAAACCCTGGCGACACCGCGTTCGAGGTTATCGCTCGCGCCGCCGCTCAAGCCGGCGTCCTCGTCGTCGGCGACGGCCTCGGCGGAATCACGATCACGCGCGCCGGGACTCGAAGGGTCGAGCCGCTGATCCTCGGCCGCAACATCAAGACGATCGGCGTGTCCTACAACGCGACCGAGCGGTTCTCTCGATACGTCCTCGTCACGCAAACCGCGGGAACCGATACGGCCTCGGGCGCGGCGACGAGAATCCGAGCCGAGGCGAGGGATCTCGGGGTCCGTCGCGAGGATCGCGTTCTCGTTGTACGTCCCGAGGCGGGGATGGCGATCGCGACTGGCCGGCGGCGCGTGAATTGGGAAGCAAACGTGCGACGCGGTCGCGCTCAAACCGTCACCGTCACGGTTCAAGGTTGGCGACAGCAAAGCGGCGACCTATGGCCGGTTAACGCGCTCGCCGAGGTCGAGGCCGTCGAGGCCGGCGTCAATGGGCCGCTTTTGATCTCGCGCGTCGACTATTCAACCTCGATCGGTGAGGGACAGATCGCGCGCTTGACGCTCGTCGACCCGTTGACTTTCACACCCGAGCCGGTCGCGAAGAAAGCGGCGGCCTCGGGAGGTTGGAAGGAACTTAGGAAGGGGGCCTAATGCTCGACCGGAAGGCGCTCGAGGCCGCGTTGCGGCCGTTGAAAATGAAGATCGCGAACACGGTCGCGCGCGCGGTCGTGACCCTCGTCGACAACGCAAAGAAATTGCAGGAGATCCAAGCGGGCGTCCTCGACGGCGAGGAGATCGACGAGGCGGAACACTTTCACGCCTACGGGTTTTGTTCGGTTCCGTTGCCGGGAGCCGAGGCCGTGATCGTGTTCCCGAACGGCGATCGCGCTCACGCGCTGATCACGGCGATCGCGGATCGTCGATATCGGCCGACGGATTGGCTCGCCGGCGAGGTCGGACTTCACACGGACGAGCCTGGTCACACGGTACGTCTACGTCGAGACAAGATCACGACGCTAGAGGCCGAGACGATCGAACTCGGCGGGATCGGCGTGACGGAAAAGGCGATCAAGGGCGACACGTTCAAGGTCGCCTACGACGCCCATATTCACCCGACGCCGATGGGGCCGAGCGGTTTAACCGTCCCGCTCGCCGCGCCCGCATTGTCGACAAAGGTCAAGGTCGGATAGGATGGCGCTCGACCCGGCCGGACTCGAAACGAGTTTTAGGAATACCGTATTCCCGACGACCTCGATCGACCCGATCGTCGTCGCGGCTCAATGGCAAAGCGCCGTTCAGGCGTACGCCGCGAACATAGTCCCGGCCTCGACGACCGTCGCGGCGGCGTCCGCGAGCCTCGCGGGGACTCTGACGGGGATCTTCTCAACCGGGGGAGATCCCGCGTCGAAGGCCGCCGGGATGGAGGCCGCGTTCCTGGCGTGGGCGACGGCGATCGGGGCCGGCATGGTCGGGTTCACGCCGATCCCGCCGGTCGCGCCGATCGGGTTCGCCGCGGAGTTCGCGAAACCTCCGAACCTATGGGCGACGACTCACGCCGCGGCCGCCGCGTTGTGGGCCGGCAAGATCGACGTCTGGCTCAAAACAGGATCGGCGACGCTGATCGCGCCGCCGAATACCGTCGTCCCCTGGACTTGACACAATCGCGGGCGCGTGACGACATAAGCGCGTGCCGTTCGCTCGTCCTACGCTCGCCGAACTCGTCACCCGCACCCGCGCGGACCTCCGCGCGCGCCTGGATAACTCGGGCCCGCTTTTGCGGCGCGCGATGCCGGATGTCCTCGGAGCGGTATGGGCCGGCGTGGTGCATATGCTCCACGGACACGCCGAATGGATCTCGCGGCAAATTTTCGCCGACACCTCCGACAAGGATCAGCTACTCCGACAGGCGGGCCTTTACGGGATCGAGCCGACGCCGGCCGAGTTCGCGGCGGGACCCGTCGAGGCGACCGGCTCGAACGGCTCGATAGTCCCGAACGGGTCGATCCTCGTTTACGCCGTTGACGGGCGCGAGTATGAGGTCACGAACGGGCCGGTCGTTGTTGCCGGCGGACTCGCGGCGCTGATCGTTCAAGCGGTCGAGGCCGGCGGGACCGCTAACCTCGCGGCCGGCGAGATCCTCTCGTTTCAAACTCCGATCGTCGGCGTCAATGTCGCCGCCGAGGTCGACACCGGCGGCATTGTCGGAGGTGAGGACGAAGGGACGATTGAGCAAACCCGAACACGCTTGATCGAGCGACTCCGCGAGCCTCCCGCCGGCGGACGCAGCGCGGACTATATCGCGTGGGCGAAGCTCGTCGGCGGCGTGACCCGTGTTTGGGTTTTCCCACACGAGAACGGCCTCGGGACCGTCGTCGTACGTTTTGTGATGGACGAGGCTCCGTCGATAATTCCGACAGTCGGCGATGTTGCCGCGGTTCAAGCCTCGATCGATGAGTTTCGTCCGGTCACGGTAGACGACGCGCTCGCCGTCGCGCCGGTTTCGTTGCCGATCAATTTCACGATCGCGATCACTCCCGACAACGCAAACACGCGCGCGGCGGTCGAGTCCGAGCTTGAGGACCTGTTATTCCGAGACGGCGAACCGGGCGACGGCGTCGCCGCGGGGACGATCCTCTTCTCGCAAATAACGACGGCCGTCGGGAACGCGGTCGGCGTCGACGACTTCACCGTCACCGCGCCGGCCGCGGACGTTGTTCCGGCGCTCGGAGAGATCGCCGAACTCGGGGTCATAACGTGGGTCTAACCGCCGACGCTTTCGCTCGGGTCTGCTCGGCGCTGCTACCCGGCGGCCGGTTGTGGAGGTTAGAACCCGGCGAGTTCCTCCCGCGCTTGCTGCTCGCGGCCGGCGACGAGTGCGCGCGCGTTGATCAGCGTCAACGCGACGTGCTCGCGGAGTCCGATCCGAGGACCGCGGTCGAGACGCTCGCGGATTGGGAGCGGGTTCTGGATCAACCGTCGACGGGGACGACGGGCGAGCGCCAGGCGCGCATAACGTCCGAGCTGATACGCCGGCAACGGTTCCGGCCGATCGATTTTCGCGAGGCGCTCGCGCCGCTCCTCGGGTTGACGGCGTCGCAGGTTGTCGTGATCGAAACGACCGCGGCACAAGCGGCGGCGATGAATGACCCGCGGCAAATTTATCAATTCTACGTTTACCGCGATCCCGGCCTCGGCGGGTCGTGGGATCTCCCGGCCGCGCAACGGTTGATCGAGATCATGAAACCGACACACACGCGAGGAACAGCGATCGAATCGATCGATTTTGTTTGCGACGATCCCGAAAGCCTCACCGATCGCGATATTTTAGGAGTCTGATCCATGCCATTACCACAAACCCGCAACACGACATACGCGCCGGGCGCGCAAGTCAAAAGCGTCGACCTCAACGCGATCCAAGACGAGATCGTCAAGCTGTACCCGAGGACGCGGAGCCTCGATTTTCTCAATTTCGACGTTGTGAACCCGAAGCTATTCAACGACGGGATCAACGGCGGCGCGGGGCCTGGACGTTTGTTGTCGCTCGGCTTTCGGAGCAATAACACGACGGCGGACAACGCGTTCGTAGGCGTCACGGCGACGCAACTCGTACACAGTCGCAAGGGTCGATTTTGGGGGATCGACTCGACCACGTTCCCGCCGTTTGTCCCGTCGTCGGGGCCGAAGGCGACCGCGTGGCTTTCGTCGATCGCGTCGTGGCTCACTCTCGGCGCGTCGGGATCGCCGCAACATATCCTCCAACAAACCGTGTCCGAGTCCGGCGGCACATGGACGGCTCAAACCGATCCCGCGGCCGCGGCGGATCGGACGTGTATCGCGACCGGCGTCAATCACCCGGTATCCCTGGCCGTCGTGTCGCGTTCGGCCGGCGGGTTTATCACGTCCCCTGACGGGATAACGTGGACCGAGCGAACTCACCCGGCCGTGTCAAAAAACATGCGGGCGGTTTGCTGGGGCGGATCGGTTTTCGTCGGCGTCGGCGCGACGGTCGTCGTCACGTCCCCGGACGGGATCACTTGGACCGATCGAACAGCAAATATCCCCGTCCCGCTCGCGGCGGCGATCTGGCGTGACGTAGCGTATGACACGAGCCTCGGTCTTTTTGTCGCGATCGCCGAGGGATCGGGAACGATGACCTCGCCGGACGGGATCACTTGGACGCAGCGAACATCGATCCCGAACCTCGCCGCCGGCAAACCGATCACCGTGACAACGGACAACGCGGGCGCGATCTATGTGATGGGACACCAGTTATCCCTAGTTTTGACGTCCGTCTCGGGCGATTACGCGACGCTATTCCGCTCGCTCGACGGCGGCGTGACGTGGGAGGATACCGCGCTCGATTGGGTTGAACTCTGCTCGGGCGCGCTCTACCTCGGCGGCCGGCTCGTCGTGTTCGGTGAGCCGTGGTTTCAGCCTAACCCGGCCGAATCGACCTTCGTTATCGGGTTCGGAGTTCAAAAGTAACACAAACCGGAGATCCTCGACATGCTTCCCGCTCTTACGAAAACTTGGCGCTTCGGTCCGAATCTCGCCGTCCCGTCGGGCATCAATATAGTCGAAACGAATCATTACCTGTGGTGGGCGACTTACAACGCGCTCTGCGGTCGAAAGCCGGACAACTCGGGGCCGATCGATTGGGTCGACTCCGACGGGAATCCGGCAAGCGCGCCGGCCGCCGTTTGGGTTCCGCAAAGCGAATCGAACTCTCTCGCCGTCGGAAATAACGATCTAGTCAAACGGATTAACACTTTCGCCGACGTGGTTTACGGCGCTTTCGGCGGTCCGGGGACCTGGTCGCACCTCTACAACTCCGCGCTCGGACTTCATATCAAAGCGTATTTCGGATCGGCCGCGACGAGCGGAACCGACTCCGCGGGACACGCCTCGACCGAGGGCGAACAAAGCGCGTGGAACATGAGTTTCGTCGGGTTCGGCGCTGCTGTCGGCGGGACAAACGGAACAACGTCGACGCCGCCGCTCACGGACGCGCCGGCAAACCAAGCGAAATTCAGCAAATCGGACGGCGGAACGATCGAAAACTCTACAATTGACTCGTGGGGCGGGACGGCTATCTCGACGACCGCTCACCGTTTGCACGTTTGCGTCTCTGACGACGGCAAAGTGTGGCGAATTTTCGCGTTCAGAAACGGCCGATCGTGCATGTTTATAAACATCGAAGCGCCGCGCGATCCGGTTGTGATCAAGGGTACGCCGGATCGAACGTGGAACGGACTCGACAAGCCGATCGTCGCATGGGCGCTCGGGACGCAGCAGGACGACTTCAACAATCGCGTCCTCCGACAGACTGCAAATTTCAATGCGAATCAACGGATCGCGATGACGTTTCTCGCGCAAGCCGGAAACGCGAATCTGGTCAAGCGCGCGATGATGACGTTCGGTGTTGAGAATGTATGCGGGACAGGGTTCAACCTCCAAACATACGCCGAGCAAAACGTGGGGCCGAGCGCGCTCACAAACGAGTATGGGATCGCTCCGCTCGCGCTCTGGTCGCGCGAGCCTGGACAGATGGGCCGCGCGGGTTTGTGCAATGATCTGTATCACGGCCAAGGTCCCGAACTCGGCGGACCGCAAGAGGGCGACTCTTATCCGCTGCTACCTGCTCCGACCTTCGAGTTCGCCCATTTCGGCGCGTTCGTACATCCGTGGTGCAAACTCCCGATCCTGACCTCTTAAAATGGCGAGCATTGACGGATCATATTTCGGCGGAACGGTCGACTCGTTCGGGAGCTCCCGAAACTCGGGAGGCCGACAGGGCGCGTTGATCGAGCTTTGCGGAGGCGAGCCGGGTCCCGCCGCGCCGCCGATCCCGCCGACACCCGAGCCGATCCCCGTCCTACCCGTGATCGAAGATCCGATCCTGGCGACCGATGGATTGCGCCTCGCCGTTATGATCTCGTTGTTCTCCGATCGTCGGGTCGAGGCTGGAACCGCGACGCCGGCGAACGACGGCGATCTGAGGGGTTGGTGGGCTGACGAGTTCGCGACCGTTCCCGGCGACAAGATCGGATCTCGGTTGTGGCTCCTCGACCGCTCGACCGGAGCGGACAACGTCGAGGTTGAGGCGCAACAATACGCCGCCGAGGCGCTCGCGTGGCTCACCGAGGACCGGGTCGCGTCGCGCGTCGACGTGGTCGCCGAGTTCGACGGCTCGACCCTCTATCTCGACGTGACGATCACGCGACCGAGCGGAGATCCCGCGTCGTTCCGTTTCGCGGCCGCATGGGATGCCGAGGCCGCCGCTCTAAAACTGCCACCCGTGATAATGTGACAACGAAAGAGGAGGCCGCCGTGTTGAAGATCCTAAAATCAATCCCTTGGAAACGAGTATTAACCGTTGTCGTCCCGATGGTCGGCGCGTGGGAAAACCT